GGCAATCTTGCGAACTACGTACAAGTTCAGAAATATATCAATACCGTCGACTTGATGATCAATGGTACACCCCAAGTTGAGTTCGCACGACATCAAAACAAGTTGTATCTGAACGTTGAACTCGATCGTTATCTGAGTGTCGGTGAGTACATCGTCGTCGAGGCATATCGTATCGTTGATCCTGATCAGAACACCAGCGTCTATAACGATCTCTTTCTGAAACGTTATCTGACCGCACTACTCAAACGTCAGTGGGGCATCAATCTGAAAAAGTTCGAGGGTATGGAACTTCCTGGCGGTGTCACTCTCAACGGTCAGCAATTATTCGAAGAGGCGACCGAGGAGATACGTCAAATTGAAGAAGAAATGCAACTGAAGTACGAATTTCCGATCGACTTTCATATCGGATAGTAGGTGAATCGATAATGCCTACGAATGTATTCTTTTCGCCATCGGTTCAGTCCGAACAGTTTCTTTACGAGGATCTTATCATCGAGGGTCTTCGTATATACGGACAGGACGTCCTGTACATACCTCGCACCGAAGTAAGCACTGACGAGATACTGAACGAAGAGTACTCTCGATTCAAGGACGCGTATGCGGTCGAGATGTACATAGCGAACACCGAAGGATTCGAGGGAGAAGGAACACTTCTCTCGAAGTTTGGTCTTGAGATTCGAGATCAGGCCACCTTCGTCGTCGCACGAAGAAGATTTCAACAGTTAGTCAACGTTGACGTTAACTCACTTGAAGATGAACGACCAAGAGAGGGCGATCTGGTGTATCTCCCACTCGCCAACTCTTTATTTGAAATCAAGTTCGTTGAACATGAAAAACCGTTTTATCGACTGAGCGATCTTCCGATCTTTGAGTTGCGATGTGAGTTGTACGAATCTGGTTCCGAACAACTCGATACTGGATTTAGTAACGTCGATCAGTTCGAACGCACTCATGGATCTCGAATCGTTCTGTCGGTCAGCGGTGGATCGACAGGTTTCACGCCAGGAATTGAGGTATATCAAATCGTTCAGGCCAGTGATTCTGACACCGAAGAAATCAGAGTTGAAGGCGAGGTCGCTGACTTTGTTACAACGCAAGAGGCAGACTCCGGACAAGACAATGAAGGCGATCTCTCGTTGGTCGGTGTCTCTTCTACGGACGGAGAGGTGCGTTCGTTTGACCCGTCTTTCGGTAATATATTCAGAATCGACGACGATTCGGATACCGGTTGGGAAGTGCTCAAGGAATACGACCTTGCGGATACTGCAAATGAGTACATAAACAACGATAAGTTTGCAGACAATACACAGTATGAGATCGACGCGGATTCGATTCTTGACTTTAGTCAGGAGAATCCGTTCGGCGATCCAAGGTTAAATGATTAGGTATGTTTGGTAATCATTTCTATAACGAACACACTCGTCGAGCCGTCTCGGTCTTTGGTACGTTGTTCAATAATCTGACGGTTGTGAAACGCGACGGGTCAGGTAATGCGCTGCAACAAATCAAGGTTCCTCTTTCTTATGGGCCACGAGAAAAGTTTCTTGCACGTATTCGTCAGGAACAAAATCTAAATGATCCAAGACTGGCGATCAAGTTACCGCGTATGTCTTTTGAGATCACAGGACTGGAGTACGACGAGTCGACACGACTGACACGCGGAACAAAACTGAACGTTTCGGGAACATCATCGACATCAAGAAAAACGATGTTCTATCCGTCGACGTATCGTCTGTCGTTCGAACTTAGTGTCATGTCCAAACATACGGACGATGCACTGCAGATACTTGAACAGATTCTGCCATTTTTTCAACCCGAGTACTCGGTGACGGTAAACGAAGTCGAAAACAACTTTCAGTCGGACATGCCGTTTGTTTTGACAAGTGTCAATCTTAACGACGACTACGAAGGTGACTTCGAGTCTCGTCGATCATTGGTATATACACTGAATTTCGATACGCGCATCAAATATTACGGTCCCTTGTCGGAGTCTGGATCGATCATTCGTCAGACGCAGACTAACCTATCGGACTACGATATGACTTCTTCGGGTCTGCCGTATGCATCACAAGTCGTAACAATATCTCCAAGCGACGCAAACGAGGACGAAAATTTTACGATCAATGTATCCTTTGACTCGCGAACACCAGAACAGATCGAATTGTTCTTTAACAATGTCACGAACGGCCCGTTTATGGAGTCCGAGTCGGTCATCGGAACAACGTCCGGAACGACCGCAGTCATAACCGAAGAGAGATCCGGTTCATTACTCGTCTCTGTGCCAGACGGTCTGTTTGAGACAGGAGAAACCGTGACCGGTCAGACATCCGGCGCGAACTTTACGATCACTGATCTTAATTCAATATGGAATGCACTATAATGAGTGACGAGAATGAAGTACAAGACGATTACGATTATGCTCGGTCTCGATACTATAATCTTACCGAGAAGGGTGACGAAGCAATCGACCTGATGTTGGATCTTGCGAGAGAGTCCGAACATCCACGTGCATTCGAAGTGTTGTCGAATATGTTGAAACAGAACGCCGAGATTGCCGATCGACTTATGGAGTTACAGAAGAAAAAGAAAGAAGTTCGTTTGACGGATAATCCGCAGCTGCCGAACTCTATGACACAGAATAATGTGTATGTTGGTTCGACCACCGAACTGCAACGCATGTTGCACGATCGTATGAACGAGAAAACAATAGACCAAGACGATAACGAAGACGACAGCGAGGACTAATATGTCTGAGCAGAAGCTTCAAAATCAATCGAATCTTTCGTATCTTGGTAACGCAAACATCAAACGTGATGGCGTCGAGCAGGAGTGGACACAGGACGAGATCAACGAGTATGCTAAGTGCTTAAAGGATCCGGTCTACTTCGCAAAAAATTACATCAAGGTCATCTCACTTGACGGTGGTCTCGTTCCGTTTGATATGTATCCGTATCAGAAGGATATGTTCTCGCACTTTAATGAGAATCGATTCTCGATCGTTCTTGCGTGTCGACAGTCCGGTAAGTCTATCTCATCGGTGGTGTATCTACTCTGGTATGCGATCTTTCATCCTGAAAAGACTATCGCGATTCTTGCGAACAAGGGTTCGACCGCGAAAGAGATGTTGGCGCGTGTCACGTTGTCACTCGAGAATCTGCCCTTTTTTCTTCAACCGGGTTGTAAGACACTGAATAAAACGTCGGTTGAGTTTTCTAATAATTCTCGAATCATTGCCTCTTCGACATCGTCATCGTCCATTCGAGGTATGTCGGTCAATCTTCTGTTTCTTGACGAGTTTGCACTGGTTCAAAACGATACAGAGTTTTACACATCGACGTATCCCGTCATATCGGCGGGTAAGAGCACAAAGATTATCATTACCTCAACGGCTAAGGGTATTGGTAACGTTTTTCATAAACTCTGGGAGGGTGCAGTTCAGGGCACCAATAACTTCAAACCGTTTCGTATCGACTGGTGGGACGTACCCGGTCGAGACGAGAAGTGGAAACAAGAGACGATTGCCAACAGCTCTGAGCTTGAGTTTAATCAAGAGTTTGGAAACGACTTTCTTGGTTCGGGTAACACTCTTATCTCTGCCGACAAACTACTGAAGTTACACGCAAAGAATCCAATATATCAACAAGATAACGTTCGAGTCTATGAACGACCAAATCCGGATTCCGAATACATAATGTGCGTCGATGTTGGAAAAGGCCGAGGAAAGGACTATTCAACTTTTAACATCATCGACATCTCTTCAAGACCGTTTCGTCAGGTTGCGGTATTTCAAGATAATAACATTTCACCGTTACTCTTTCCTGACATTATTTACAAGTATGCAAAGACTTATAACGAAGCGTATGTTCTGATAGAAAACAACGATCAGGGCACCGTTGTCTGTAATGGATTATACTACGAGATCGAATACGAGAATGTGTTTGTCGAGTCTGCGGTAAAGTCCAACTCAATTGGCGTATTCATGGATCGTAAGATCAAACGAGTTGGCACATCAACGATCAAAGATCTTGTCGAACAAGATCAGATCGTTATCTGCGATTCCGCTACGATCGTTGAGTTGACAACATTTGTCGCTCATGGATCATCTTACGGTGCATCAAACGGCAATCACGATGATTTGGTCATGAACCTTGTACTCTTTGGTTGGTTCTCGACGACAAATATGTTCGTCGA